GATATTGTGCAACTTAAAGTCACAACATTTCCCCATTTCGTCTAAATTATCAGACAATTCATCGGTGCCGTGCGTGGCCTTCCATGGCGTATAATTTACATAATATTCCAATTCAGATCTTGCAAGAAAAGCCCGTACCATACGTAAAAGCGTTTTACTAATAAAAGAGGTATGAAAAATGTAAACGTTTACAAATTGGTTACGTATAATACTTTGATTATCAAACTAACTACTGTAAAATTATGGGAATTACGGATCAAAAGGGAACCCCGCCGGTCGACCCATTTGCGGGCCGGACCGGACGGGGCGGGTGCGTTAGGCGGCAGACCAACTATAATCATTTGAGTTTTAAGCCTATTTTTAAATATATTCTATTCGCATCGTCAGTAACCATTTTAATCCACCTTTCTGGTAATTTTATCAAGCTTTTCCATAAGTTCTTTGACACACTTTGTTTTAGTTCTAATTTCTTCTAATCTTCTGTCATAGTATTCCATTGCTTCAGTTTCTTCCTCCTCTGCCGCTTCTCTCCATCTTACACATAACTTTCTTCTTTTGTGATCCAGTTCGGAGAGTAAAGTAACCAGCCCATTAGATAGTGTTAATAATTCTTGTTCATCAAACATTCTTTAAATCCTCCGTTTTCTTTTTATTTTATCACATAAATATGAACAAACCATGAACAATCTGTAAATTTAAAAAACAAAATGCACCCCACCGTAAGGAATGCATTTTGACCGATCACACAAATATGAAGAATTAACGTATTATTTTATTTTGTTATAAATAGATCGAATACCTTAGTAAACGATCCTACCCCATGCTACAACGTACTTATCTGTCAGATAATTGTAGGTACGTTTGCAAATAGAATCAGCACAATTGCCACTTATAACCGTGACCGTGCCTTTGCTGGTGTTAATATCAGAAATCACACCGATGTGCGTGCAATCTGCATATGTCTTTTTGTCAGACATAAATACAACATCGCCGCGTTTAGGTACGTAATGGCCGCCACCGTAATTTTTAGTACAATCCAGCATCCCACGTGAATTCATAAAATCTTTCACTCGATCCACATTATTGTATTTACCTGTCTGATCAGCGACCCCCGCCATGTTGGCGTAATAAGACAGTGATGTTGCGCACCAAGCTGTTTTGCTTACATAGCCATAATACCATGTCTGAATCTTTGCGACGGTAGCGTCCCATTCCTTTGCACCTTCATTGGCTTCAAAAAAATCTGCCATTGTCTTTTTAGTAGGTGCAGGTGCAGGATCATTACTAGACTTATCTGTAATTGCATAAGCTTTGCCGTCAATAATGATAGACATATTATTGGTATCTAACGTAATTTGCATTTTAGGCCTCCATCTTGTCGATTAATTTTTGCATCACCAATGTGTTATTGTTGATTGCCGTTACAATGTTGTCCATCTCCTGTTTATGCTTGCTGTTTGTGTCTATTAAAATCGTCTGGAATTTGTCATTGTTGTATTTGACATACCAGCCCATGGCCGCACAAGCAACAATCGGAAAACCCACTGTTGATATAATCTGTATAACGGCGTTTACATCCATTGTCTCACCTCCCTGCTTATATTATTAATGATCGTATTATATCATAGGTAACGTTTTTGACCCTTTGATTTTCAAACCTGACGTTACCTAATTGATAGTTGCGGATGAAAGTGCGTAAGTAACCGTTGCGTGTAGTTTTAATAAGTGTGGTATTTGACCCATGATCATCCAACGTAAACGCATACTTTAGTCTGCAACTAGGATCATAATCTTGTGATACATATATAAGACCAGCATCATAATTAAACCAGACGCCGTATGTCCCTGTTTGATAAGTAAATATAAAAGAGCAATCACAACGTCCAGTCTTTTTAGCAATAAAACTATCATCATCGCGTAGGAAGTTGTTGTTGATTGCATAATCTGCGTATTTAGTACCGGCAGTTAACTTTGCGAACCGTGTTTGATTTTTAGTGTTGATATAATCCTCATCGCTAACAAGCTGTAACAGTATATCATTTTTAGTTACAATGTTTTTGTTAAAAGGTAACTTGAGATCAAAATAGACCGTATAAGGATTGTAAAAACTGATCGCATTTGACAAAAAGATAACAGTTACATCCCTCATACGGGCAACTGTCTCGTAAAAATCAAGAAAAAGCTCTACCTCATTTTTGATGTAATGCTTGTATCCTTTATCAATTATAAACTCGTCAAATATGATTTTGTTAACTTTTGGGTATGATGATGATTTAAAATCCTGTGATATAGATAACGGCATGCAATAGCCGAATGTTTGCTCATTGAGTCTATACTCGTTTCCCTGCGCATATTCGATTTCCAGTCCGCGCTGATCATTTAAGCACAGGTCATTAAACAAGCTTTTTTTAACTAAATCAAGCTCGCTGTCATATCTGCGTAGGTAGATAAACTCATTGCCGTTTTTAAGATAATCATCTACCGCCCATTTTTTGCAACTATAAGTTTTACCGCAACCCCTGTTACCTATTACAAAATTAAACAAGCAGTTGTAAGATAAAGTTTTACGTACATTATACCACATAGCGTCACCTCAAATGGACGGTAAGGGCGCAACATTAGCTGTCACACCAATTGCATTCCGGCCGGTTTTACCCGTTGACGTCCAGATTGCAATGTTGCGTTGGCCTTACCTCCTATTATTAATTATATCATAGATTAAAAATGTTTACAATTCGTTTCAAGAATGTTCATAATTTGTTCATAATCGGCTGATATAATAAAAGAAAAACGATACAGAAAGGAAAACGAAATGGACGAACCGATATTATCAGGATTTTGTAGTATGTTGTGGGCGTTACTTGCTGAAGATGACCCTGACATTATACCATTTTACGAAATGGTAAGGGACTGCATCGAAACTGTATATACTAAGGGTGCTTTAACAAAAGAAGAATTTGAATCAAGATATGAAAAATATTGGAGGGAGAATATACTATGACGCAGAAAGAGATCGAAAAGATCATGCAAGCGATTGAAGATAGAATGCAGAGAGAAGAGAGATCGGCACTTGAAGAAAGAAGAGAATTTAACATATTTAATACCGTAGGGGATGTGCCGGAAGAAGCAAAATACGAATTGCAGGATTTAAGACGTAACTTAGTTATTACTTGCGAGATCGCTAAGGATTACGAAAGCGCAATGCATAAATTTTCAGACGGCATGTTGCAGGATGGTTTTGTATCAACGTCTATCGCAATTGATAGATGCAAAGATATGATGACGCATGTAATACAAATGATAGAAAAGGAACTTTAAGGATGAAGTACAAGATAGTTATCAGATCACCGACTACATTAAGGGAATGCACGGTCGATCACAAACAGGCACGTAACATGATAAACAATCTAAGTAAGACTGGTAAGGTTATCATGCAGACAAGTAAAGACAATAAAATAATCATATTAATGGAGGATTAAAATGAGCAAATATGTAACCAGAACGTTTATTGTAACGTTGGCAACGGTAGAGGAAGTTAGCATTGATTTATCATCAGAAAAGATCACTGTTGTAAATACTTATCCAATAGAAACAGATGGAGAGTTGTCAGATGAACAGCTGATCAGGAAAGCAAAAAGTGCATTAGGGCTCAAACGAAACGCAATGTTGAGGGTAAAGGAAAAGGAATACATATCGTTACTTTACAGAATGCCTGTTGAAGACTTTTTAAAACATGCAGAATTAGTATCTGAACCTATTGGTGATAAAGGGCTTGCGGAATACTTTAGCGATAAGGACGTGAACGTTGAAGATCACTTTTCCGGTCAGGCCGCCGACCTGGATTGAAGGTGCCTATGCAAACTAAATTTTATTGCATCTTAGAGCACCCGAAAACAAAGAATCTGCTGTTTAAGCAGAGTTGGAACTATCATGAAGTAGTCGAATACGCAAAGCGTAAGCAAGAAAAAGGGTATACTATAAAAATATTAAATGATGCGATCTATGAAGACGCAGGAAAGAGGTAAATCTATGGAAAACTTTAATCCCTTTACAGGAGAAATCGACACAACAGCACCGGCAGTTAGAGAAGCCGCACAGGTATCTACATCCTACACCCTGGACGAGGATGAAAAGATTGTTGCCAATTTAACGTCCCGTCAGGTAAGCTACTGTAGCTTTGTACCAAAAACGGAAGATGAAAAGCTGAAGCTGTTTAATGCAATGAATAGCCCTACCGACAGAGTAAGCGATCACATCAACGAGGAGATTTTGATCTACGATGTGTATATTGAAGCGGTGCAGTGTGAGAACAAAATGACAGGTGAGCTTACCTGGCAACCTCGTGTAATTCTGATCGGTAAAGATAAATCCTATCAGTGTGTGTCTACTGGAATTTACGGCTCCATCAAAAAGGCCATTCAGGCGTTTGGAGCACCGACGTGGGAAAAAGGAATCAAATTTAAGGTACAGCAGATTAGGAAGTCCGCTGAAAAGAACATCCTGACAGTATCAGCTGTAGGGTTTGGCAAATAAGTGTTTCACGTGAAACAATTTGGGGCGCCTGAAACGGGCGTCCCATTTTAATAGGAGGTTAATATGAAAGGATGTAAATGGCTGTTTTTGTTATATCTGTTAATCATACTTGTGGGTATTGCAGTAGCGGTTACTATATTTGTGCTTGTGTACAATTACATTGATAGCGGCCAGTTAATGAGAGATACGTTAGGGGGAATGTAATGTGAAATACAATCAAAAACAAAACAAGCAGATCAAAAATGCTGTAGCAAAATACAATCGTAAAATTAAAAGTATGCAAAAATCCCCTAAGTATAAAGACGTAATTTTGCCATCAACAACGTCAATCAAAGAAATAAAATCAAAAGTAACAAAAGCATCGGATATCACCCGTGAACTTAATTCTCTTAACCGGCTATTTAAGACCGGTGCGGGAGAAATCGTTACAGGAAAAAACGGTATTAAAACAATCAAATATGTTTCACGTGAAACATCTATTAAAATTTCCGCTATTAACAGAAGAAGATCGAATGAAAGAAAGAAAGCGGAGCAAGCGGATGTTGTAGTATCTGGATTAAAGACCGGTTTTAAACGTGGAGAAATGTATGGGAATCGCCTGGAAGAATTAAAACCTAAACAAAATAAACTGTTAAATGCTAGGAGTCCAGAGGAATTTAATAAGTTTATACAAGGTGTAGATCGTCTTTTTGATACTGATTTTATAAGCGAGCATAAGCAACTTTATATGCAGAATTATATGAAAGCGGTTGAAGATCAAATGGGCCAATACGCACCCATTATAAACGATATGGTCATGAAATTTACACCAGATGAATTTACCGACATGTATTATGAGAATCAAGACTTAACAATTGATTTTGTGTATGGAGCTGAATATATGCAACAAAAAGCTGAAGTAATTATCAGTATTTTACAAGACTATTTAAGCGCGTGAGGTAAACAATGTTATTTTCGGTTGACTTTGAAACTACAACTGATCCAAACGATTGCAGGGTTTGGGCATGGGGTTTATGCGAAATAGGAAATCCAGATAATTACATTCATGGCACAGATATTGACGGAATGTTTAATTGGATACTTAGCAATGAACCCAAAACAACTCTTTACTTTCACAACCTAAAGTTTGACGGAGAGTTTATTTTTGTATGGTTGTTTAGTAACGGGTTTAAGTATGTCAAGTCGCGAAAAGAATTAGAAAATAACACATTTTGTTCGCTTATATCAGACAAAGGGCAATTTTATAGTATTGAAATCTGTATATCTAAATCGCAACGTAAAAGAATAAAGATATTTGATTCACTTAAAATTTTGCCGTTTAGTGTGGCGCAGGTCGCTAAGTCATTTGGACTACCTCTATCGAAACTGGAATTAGATTATGATAAAAAACGTCCAGTTGGGTACCAGCTATTACCGTATGAAATCGAATACTTAAAGCATGATGTGGAAATAATGTCACGGGCACTTAAAATCATGTTTGATCAAAATATGGTGCAAATGACACAGGGCAGTAACGCATTAGCAGATTATAAAGCAATTGTAGGTAAATATTTTGACAAATGGTTTCCGATACCGGAATATGACAGTGATATTAGACACAGTTATAAAGGTGGGTATGTATACCTTAATAAAAAGTACAAAAACAGACCCGTTGGAAAAGGGATCGTGCTGGACGTTAACAGTCTGTACCCATGGGCAATGTACTATTGTGACTTGCCATATGGAGAGGGGGTATATTTTACAGGGGAGTATAAACAAGATGATCATTACAACCTGTATGTACAGCACTTTAGTTGTCAGTTTGATTTAAAGCCAGGAATGTTGCCAACTATACAGCTTAAAAATAATCTGGCTTTTGTACCGACAGAATATATCGAATCATCCAATAACGAATGGATTGATATGTGTCTGACAAGCGTAGACCTAAAACTATTTTTTGAGCATTATAACGTTTATAATGTTGAGTACATTGACGGTTGGAAATTTAAAAGCAGTAATACAATGTTTAGATCCTACATTGATAAATGGATGCAGGTTAAAATCGAGTCTACTAAAAATGGTAACAAAGGTATGCGTACACTTGCAAAGCTTATGCTAAACGCTTTATATGGTAAGTTTGCTTTAAACCCTAAAGTAAGGTCAAAACATCCAAAATTTGACAATGGCAAAATAGTGTATGAGCTGGGAGAGCAAGAATACCGCAATCCCATTTACATCCCGGTCGGTACCTTTATAACTGCATGGGCGCGTGATAAAACGATACGGTCAGCACAGGCATGTTATGATCGATTTATTTATGCTGACACGGATAGTTTACACTTAGATGGGCTTGACGTGCCGGATGGAATAGAGGTAGACTCTACCAAATTGGGTGCCTGGAAACATGAGAGCTCTTTTGTGCTTGGTAGGTACGTTAGAGCTAAAACGTATTTGGAGAGGGAACTTATACTAGGGTATGGCCAATACAAGTATATTGACGGTAACAAAACTAAACGCACTTTAAAAAGATCACCAATTGCAATTTTAAAAAGTACAGATCATAAGTTTATAAAAATTGACAGGCTAATCATGCGAGATAAAATAACATGCGCAGGATTGCCAGAAAGATGCTACCCACAAGTTACATGGGAAAACTTTAAAATAGGCAAAGCATACAATGGTAAGCTTACATTTAGCCATGTCAATGGCGGAGTTGTACTAAAAGAGGTAGATTTTACTATAAAAGGATAGGCAGTTTATACATAAAATCGTTTTACAAATAACCGAAAATGTGATAAAATAATAGTAGGGGCATCGACCCCTACTATTTTAATGGAAGGAGAAAAGACCATGGCAAGAGAATGGGAGAGCCCACGGGTGAAACGTGACCGTGAGGAACGAGCCGCCTACCGTAAGGAGCGAGGTTTAAAGCTGGAACCTTACGCAACTGATGAAGACGGCGAGGAAAGAAAGAGAATGTCACCAGAGGAGTACGAAAAAGTTTTAACTGACGTGCTTGAAGCGAACGGTGATACAACTGTGCTGACAGAGAAACTCGATGCTCTACGTGAATCTTACAGAGGGTATGATGAACGCATGAGACGATATGAAGACAGTTACGACCGTCTTTATGATCGTTACGAGGATCTGCGTCAGAAAAATCTTGATCTGTTTTACAGAGCTGCATCTACACGGGCAATGGGATCACAGGATGAAGACATTAAAGAAGACGGAGAAACGTTAACATTTGACCAGCTTTTTGAAAAAAGAGAGGAGTATTAAATATGGCTGTTAAAGGTTTAGCTAAGGGTGTAGATACTGTAATGCTCTTAAATACAATTAGGGCCGAGGGTACGCCTACGTATCAGGAACGCATCCCTGAAGCTACAAGGGACAATATCACAGCAGTAGGGGACGCAATCATAAATTATGAAGCCACCAGAAATGAGTTTTTAGATGCCCTGATTAACCGTATCGGAATGGTACTAATCCAGAATAAACTGTACGAAAACCCACTGCGTCGGTTTAAAAAAGGAAAACTCGAATTTGGAAAAGATATCGAGGAAGTTTTTGTAGATATCGCAAAGGCACAGCACTATGATCCAGCGATTGCAGAGGATGAAGTATTTAAACGTGTGATCCCTAACGTTAAAGCAATCTTCCACCGCTTAAATCGTCAAGATTTTTATAAAGCTACAATCAGCAATGATCAGTTAAGGACCGCATTTTTAACATACCGTGGCATTGAGGATCTGATCGCAAAGATCGTTGACTCCCTTTACAGCGGAGACAACCTAGACGAATTCCTGCTGATGAAAAATTTAATGAACGACTATGCAGATAAGTTTTATCAGATCAATGTAAAAGCTGTAACTGACGAAACTACAGCTAAAGCATTTTTGACAACGCTTAGAGCTACAGCCACGAAGTTAGGTTTTATGTCAAACGCTTACAACGCGCAGGGAGTTTACAATTTCAGCCGCGTTGAAGATCTGGTAATATTTATGACACCGGAAACAGAAGCTCTGATCGATGTTGAAGCTTTAGCAAGGGCATTTAACATTGAGTATACAGACTTTATCGGACAGGTCGTGATCGTTGACGACTTTGGTGGACTGACCGATACGGTTGCGTTGATGGTGGATCGTTCCTGGTTCATGGTTTACGATACTTTCTTCACATTTACCGAGCAGTACAATGCACAGGGATTGTACTGGAACTATTTCTTCCACCATTGGGAGATTCTGTCAACGTCACAGTTTGCAAATGCTATTCAGTTTACGACAGCAGAGGTAGTTACCCCCTCCATCACATCCGTAGAGGTTACGCCCGCAACGGCAACTGTTACTAAACCAGGTACACAGCAGTTAACTGCTACTGTTACTAAAGTGGGTAACTTTAATGATGAGGTTAGGTGGACAATATCCGGTTCCACCGCTGTAGCATCTACTGTGACAGCAGGAGGTCTTGTTACAATTCCGGCCAACGAACCTAACACAACTTTAACTGTAACTGCTACAAGCGTAGTTGATGGTAGTAAATCCGGCTCGGCTACAATTGCAGTTAGCGCTGGTGCTTAATGCTTTTTGAGCCGCAGACCGTTGTACATCTGTTAAGCAACGTACCTCTCAAGGATTATAATAATCAGATGGACTTTGAGAGTAAAGATGCACAGACGCAGTATTTTTTAAGTAAAATATCAGTGACGGTGCCGGAGCAGGGCGATAACCACTACACTTATCAACGTAAAAACAGTAGCATTATCGTTCCATACGTTGCTGATCAGTTGTATAACATTTGCTATGTAATGTTCCGCAATAATAATTTTACTGACAAATGGTTTTATGCGTTTGTAAAGGATGTACAATATAAAAATACCACCTCAAGTATTCTAATATTAGAGCTTGATGAGTGGCAAACTTGGCAATTTGATATAAAGTTTAAGACATCTTTTGTGGAGAGGGAGCATATCGCTAATGATACCTTTGGAGCAAGTTTGATTGACGAGGGTCTTGCAACTGGCGATTATGTAACTAACCAATACAGCATGATAAACTTATCAGATTGCTGGATAGCAGTAAGCACAACCGTAAGTTTTGACAGTAACAACTTTACTCCTGTATCTGGTAGAGTTACAGATGGTATTTATACAGGTACAGCAATATACACTTTTGATAATGTAGCTAGTTTGCAGTCAATCATATACGCACTAGCCGAAGCTGGTAAAAGTGATGCAATAACAGGTATGTATATGTTACCAAAAGAGTGCACTTATGATCAGCACAACGGAGAGGTGATACAATGGAGCGGGGATCTTAAAAAAGAGTACGCAATCCCTACTACCAATACCTTAAATGGGTATTCTCCCCGCAATCAAAAGTTATTGCAATACCCGTATCGTGCCTGCGTAGTCACAGCCACAACAGGTGGATCTGCACAGTTAAGATATGAGTTTTTAAAATCAAACCAGCTTACCATGCGTGCTAATCGCGGCCCGTCCGGAACGGTTGTATTATATCCCAACAATTATAAAGGTGTACAAAACAATGTCGGAGAAGGCGTACAGTTAGAGCCTTACCAGCAATGCCAATGGGTCAAGGATAATTATTTAAACTGGAACGCCGTGCAACAGATCCGGTATAGATATGACACCGAAAACGTAGGTATACAGGCAACCAACAAATTGGTAAATCAGGGCATCAACCGGACAGAAGCGTTAGCAACAAACTTATTAAACGCCGCCAATATTACATCCGGAATAGGTCAAGTAATAGGGGCCGCTACAGATGCGACAAAAGGCGTGATCAATATGAATTACGATATGAATATGATCACCCGAAATCTACAGGAGGAACGTGAAGTATTCTCCCTGGTACCGCCATCAGCTAAAGGCGGGATGAGTGGAACACCGTTATTTGTAGCTAACCGTTACGGATTTATGGTCGAAAACAGATCCATTACTTATGATTATGCCCGGGCGATTGATACCTATTTTACAATGTACGGATACAAAGTAAATCGTGCAAAAGATATCAATTACAGAACGCGTCCGAACTGGAATTTTATTAAAACCAATGGCGTAATTATAACCGGATGTATCCCGGGAGACAGTATCCATACAATCATGCAGATGTTTGACAATGGTTGTACGATCTGGCACACGGATGATATTGGTAACTACAATTTACCAAATGGTGAGAAACCGCTAAATAATCCACACACGGTTACAGTTAACCGCGGGACTGGAAGTGGAAGTTATTATAGCGGAGATCGTGTAAGTATCACGGCTGATCCTGCACCAACTAATCAAGTATTTAGCCAATGGGTTTTAAATAGTGGTGATGGTACAATTGCACAACCGTCAGCAGTGGGAACTTACTATACGATGGGTAGTACAGATGCGGTAATAACGGCAACTTATACCACAAGTCCTGAAGCAAATTACGGATTAAATGTAATTAACGGTTATGGATCCGGAACTTATCGGGGTGATGAACAAATACCGATTGAAGCGATGGCGATTGAAGGGCAGACGTTTAACCACTGGCAAGTAAATAGTGGAGCCGCAACTATCCAGGATACGACAAGTCCGGAAACGTGGTGCGTACTAAACAATAGTGACAGCGTGGTTGAAGCAGTATTTAGCGGCGGCGAACCAGTATACAATACAATTGCCGATGCTATGGCAAGCGGAATCGGTGCAGTGGAATGGGATGCAACTGTAGGTGCAATACAGATATGGTACTATGGTAGCTATGTTAAAAGTGCGTGGTGTACAACCAGCCTTACGTATTATGCGTCTAAAGTTGGCGTATCCTCTCAAGTACCTAAAAATGCAAACGTGGATACACTTTGGAATCGCATGTCAACTGTAAAGTGGTATACCCCACAGTACGGTGGGACACTCCGATATCCCAAACGTGGCGATGTGATATTTTTTAGCAACCGCCACACAACTGCTGATCTTACGCATGTAGGTGTGGTATCAAAAGTCAATGGATCATCAATATCCTATATCAGCGGTAACACAACAAACCCTACCAGCGGAGGACCTGACGGAATATTTGAGCATACAATCGACATAACAGATATGTATGTGGTATGTTTCGCACAGGTTACTTATTAAAAGGAGGTGAGCTGATGGCAAAACGTAGAGGGTGTAATTTAGAGATTGACTGGGATATGGTGCGCAACAACGTTACCTTCCAGGATTATTACTGCCGGCTAAAAAATTACGCGTTAAACATGTTTGAGTGGATTAATCTGCCACCAACATGTGACGAACGATTTTTAGAGCTCACCCTTTTTGATAAGGGCTTTGCAATCTTTTTTGAAAACGCTGATAACGGTGCACCAATGGCTACAATGTCTACAATAGGCGGTCAACTTAACGTGTATCAAATACCCACTTATCGACGTGCTTATGCAGTCAATGGTTTCCAGCAAGATTGCAACATGCTCGATAGCGTTCTAATCTTTAACAATTATTTGCACACTCCAACTGTACTAACGATTGAGCAATATGCTTACAGATTATATATTGTACAGCGCGCAATTGATACTAATCTTAATGGCCAGAAAACTCCGATACTCATACGGGCGTCAGAGGAAAACAGACTATCGTTGGAAAACATATACAGCCAGTATAACGGTAACGCACAGGCAATTATAGTCAGCAAGGATTTTGACCCAGATTCAATTAACGTTTTGGATACGCATGTGGATTATATTGCAGATAAGCTAGAAGCCCAAAAACATATGATATGGAACGAAGCTTTATCATTCCTGGGCATCCGAAACGCAAATACAGATAAAAAAGAAAGGCTGATTGTGAGTGAAGCGGAGAGCGTGGACGGACAGGTTGAAGCTAGCCGATTCGTTATGCTAAACTCACGTAGGCAAGCATGCCGAGAAATCAATGCTATGTTTGGCCTTAATCTTGACGTCAGATTCCGCACGGTACAACAGGGCGATCTTGCAAACTATGACGCGCCGGAAGAACCGGAAGAGGAGGTGGAGGATGAGTAAATATACCACCGAATTGAGATATCTGTGTGAAACATTAATCGGTCTAAAAGAATCAGTAGATTATGCAAGCGTAACAGATGTGATATCCCAGGCGCGGCCATTAATATTTAATTTTGATTATCCAATATTTGATCAAAACTATAAATCAGTGTTGGAAACCAAAATACTTAAACATTATTATACACGCGAAATTGGCTCCGAAACTTACGGCTTATGGAAATTACGCTTAGACACAAAAATGAATGAGATCATGCCGTATTATAATCAACTTTACGAGAGCCAATTGTTAACGTTTAATCCCCTTTATGACAAGGACTTAACTACAACAGGCACACGCACAGATCAGGGCACCAACAGCACCGACGCTAACACAACGGTCGATAACGTAGTTACCACAGATAATAACAATACCGTAACAGGTAAAAATGTTAACGCATTTCAGGAGACGCCACAAAATGGGCTTACGGATGTGGAAAACTTAAAGTATCTTACATCAGCTACAATTGACACTACAAACTCTAGCGACACTGGTAAAGGTACACAAGATACAAAGGGTACTTCACAAAATAAAACCAACAGCGGATTTAACAGTCTTAATGATTATGCCGAACATGTAGCAGGTATGACAGGTGCGCGTTCAGGCGCGCAGTTACTCAAGGAGTTTCGTGATACGTTTTTAAATATAGATTTACAGATTATCGCGGAGCTAAGAGATTTATTTATGCTAGTTTATTGAGAGAGGAGGTGCAAACGTGGTGGGAGATATTACTAATATCATGTACAGATGTTATCCAATATTGCCGGTAGTATACGACGAATCATTGAGCTATTACGAAGTTTTGTGCAAAGTTAGCGCAAAGTTAAATGAGGTCATTGATTTTGTAAATGACTTTGAAGCTGACTACCAGGGCTATGTGGATCAGGAGATTGCGAAACTTGACGCAAAGGTCACGCAAGAGCTTTTAGATCAAAAGGCTTATGTAGATCAGCAGATTAAGGACATGACGGATGCGGTCGATGCGATGCGAGTTTATGTTGACAACTCTATTGCTAACAGTCAGGCATGGGTAACAAGTCGGATAAACGAGCTTACAGTTTACATTAACAACCAGATCTATCAGTTACAGGAGTCTATCGTTACCCTTGATAAAACTCTACGCGATTATGTGGATAACGAAATACAAAAGTTAATTGATATGATTCCGGAAATCACCCAGCCGATTGTGATCGACCCGATAACGGGAGAAAAGGTCAAGTTACAGACGGCTCTAGACAACATCGTACAGTACCTAAAGTATTATGCGCTGACAGCATGGGAGTATGACTCGCTCCATCTGACGGCACAGCAGTATGATAATAAAAAGTTTACTGCGCTGACCTATGACTTATTTGCTAAAAAGTATCTATGGATCGATCCTAATTTTTACATGTTCAGCCCCGAAACTGGCGAGTACATGTTGATCAAGGATGTAATACTACAGCTTTTCCGGTACCACAAAGATGCACCAATTAACGCAACAGAGTACGACGCGCTTGCTTTAACTGCAACAGATTATGACGGCAAAGCTCTTACGGCTCACAACTATGACTTTAGCGGCAAAACAATGTTGGCCGCATAGGAGGTAAAAGTATGGGATTTACAAATAAGACACCTAATTATGATTTACCGCAGTGGATCGGCACGGATCAGCCTACCTGGTTGGTTGATGTTAACGGCGCTTTTAGTGCAATCGATACTGCAATTTCTGACGTTAATGTTACTGCTACTGGCGCTAAAAATACTGCTGATTCCGCTAGTGGACTGGCTAGTACGGCAAAGGATGCTGCGGATGCAGCTACACAGGCCGCTACCGATGCGACTACTGCGGCAACTGCGGCAACCAATGCGGCCACTGCGGCAACGGAAAAAGCGGTACAGGCAGAACAGACCGCAAGCGCGGCGGCAGGTACGGCAAGTACGGCTATTACAAATGCTAACAATGCCGTGCAGGTTGCTAACAATGCGGAAAACAAAGCGGATCAAGCATTAGCACAGTCCGGGATTGGTACTTGGTATACAAAAGTTTTAGATATCACATCCACAGAGCTTATTCCGCAGTTGCACGGGTTAACATCATATTACTTTCCTTATACGTCAACTTTCGCTTATAATGATAAATTAAAACTTATGTCAATAACAATCGGTGTAAAATTAGACCCTCAAAAAACTAATCTAACGACATATGTGCCAAATTTTGACGGTAAATCATTAAACTTTTTCCCGTTAGTAAAACTGCCATTTACTTATTCTACTAATAAAGCTTATTCTATTCCTGGTAGTTTTACAACATGTTATCAAGTATCATCAAATACTACGCCAACAGATAATGTGACGGTTGCTGCTGTATTTAATGGCGGAATTTGGAAATATAATAACGGCACCTGGTTTGGCATAGTAACAAACAATATCAGCGAAAACTTTTCTCCTAATAATCCTCAATTTATAGTACTTCCAAATTATGTGCTTATAACTTCTGAAATGGGAGAGGTTACGCTTGATAGTTGGTCAGCCGCTTAAGACCGCTCTACTAGTTCCCGCCCCGTCCGGTCCGGCCCGCAAATGGGTCGACCGGCGGGGTTCCCTT